AGGTGCCTGTGGTTCCTTACTTGTACTCGGCCATGATGACAAGCTTGGTGGCTTCCATGTTTCTGGTGATGACCATTCTGCTGATTTCCAACCCATTGATCAAGTCCTGCTTACCTCCATTGTCCGCCATTGGGATCCTAAGTTCAACCTCCCTGCTGTCGATCCTGTTAGCATTGAGGAAATTCCTGATACTGAAGATCAAGTCCATCCTGCCCTCGTCGAACGTGAGCTCCAAAACGTTGATGTCCCCGTGATTCTTGAAGCCGATCGTGCGTTGGTTTTTCACCATCGCGGTCAACAATTCGCCGTACCCCCACCTTTGTTGGCCGCGCCAGTGTTTTTCGCACCACCGCCCCAGCAAGACTTAGCCCCTTTTTGGCTGAAAGTGGTGACACAGTATATCCTTTTGATCGTGCACTTGCCAAGATGGCTTACAACAGTGGTGGCCCGCCCAATGACCTACTTCACACTGTTGGACAACATCTGTTTCACACTCTACCTCCTTCTACTGTTCGTGCTCCCGCGTCCATTGATGTGGCTCTTAATGGGGTCGATGGTTTTGTCAAGCCATTGGACCTCACCACCTCAGCAGGAGGCCGTCTCCGTAACGGTATCTGGATACCATTTCGTAAAGAAGACTTTATCTTACGCCCTAACGAAGATACTATCTTTGCGAAACCGGAACTGGTTCAAAGCGTTCTTGATTATACTAACCGAGTTTCACTACGACCGGACGTCGCAACGGTCCTCAAGACTGAACGTCTCCCTCTGGAGAAGGCTTCCTACGGCCTTTCTCGCTTATTTTGCATTTTCCCCTTTCCTTTTTTGGTATACGCTCGCACTTGGAGCGTTCCCATTCTTGTTTATTATGCAAAGCATCCTTTCGAGACCGGATGTTTGGTTGGTATCTCCCCCTTTGGTCATGATTTTCATCGGCTTGCAAATCATCTATGTGCCTTTAAGAATCCTCGATTCTGGGCCCCAGATTACAAAGCATATGAATATTCTATTCCGCAAAATGTATCGCAGGAAACACACCGCCTTCTCAGTACTCTTTATCCACCTGGCGATCGTAGCGGCTACCTTGACTTTGCAGATCGTGTCCTCAATGTTCGCGTTATCGGAGATCGATATGTTATCCACCGTCGATCTGGAACAACCTCAGGTAACCCTGTTACTCTCTGCTTCAATTCAACATCTAATCGTATCATCATTCGCGCTGCACTCGTTACCATCTCTCAAAACCGTGGGATTCCGTCGAAAGGCCTCACTCTTGACGAATATTGTGCTCATGTACATACCTATGTTCGTGACGGCTACTTCGGCGATGACCACCTTCTTGTCCTTGATTACGATTTCCTTCCTGTTGAACCTTCTGAAGTCAGTTCTCTTCTGGCCACGTGGAACATGGTCTATACTTCAGGAGACAAGAAGTCTGAATTGGTTTCGTACACTTCTCTTTCTGATTGTACGTTCCTAAAGCGGCACTTTTGGTTGAACTCTGCCAGCGTTTGGGCAGGGTTGCTAGCTCCTTCTGTTATCTTTGAGACCTTTCAATGGTATCATGAACAAAAACACAAACGCATGTCGCAATGTATCGATGATGTATATCTCTCTATGATGGAAGAAATTTCATTGTATGGAGTCCCCGCTCAACGATTATATGTTCAGTACACAGATTTCTTGTACACGCGATATTTCCGCCGCTCCCCACCTTTGTTCGATCCTATTAAGCGTTCGCTCGAACTTGATATGTATTCCACAACATCACCTGACTTTTTCTTCCAAGAATTTGTCTCATATCACCAAAACCTCGATCCAGAGGATAGAACGCCTCTTT